CAAGAATGGTGGGTTCAGCGGAGGAAAAGGTTGCCCCTATATTGAAAGAACTGGAACAGCTTCGCATATTAGAAATTGATAAGAAAACAGGTGCATATTTCCATATTTCGGTGAAGTCTGGATTGCAGAAAATGAATCAGCGAAAGGATGCTTATAGTCAACGCTTTAAAAAGAAGCACGATGATCGATTATTGATCGATACGCCATCGATGCCCGATACATGCACGCATAATAATAGTAATAATAATACTAATATAAGTAAGAATAGACCCACTCGTATAGATTGGATTGCTTATAGTAAAGAAATTGGATGGCCAGTTTCAGATGCAGAAACAGCCTTTGACTATTATGAGTCAAATGGTTGGAAAGTTGGCGGTAAAACCCCTGTGAAAGATTGGAAGGCGTGTGCCAGATATTGCTTTCGACGGGGAAACTCAAATAAGAAAGGACAAATAACCATGAAACCAAAACCAATAACCAAATCCTCATGTGATTCACCACCCCTTTATAGGGTAATGGGTTACAAATCCTATGGCGAGTGGCAAGATGCGGGGTGCCCCTCATGAAGCACCTTATAAATGCTGAAATGGCTTTACCTGCCACAATCTATAGAGTATCAGCGGCTGAAAAAACTATAGCAGAATTAAGGGCTGAGGTTAACGCTTTGCGAATAAGCCTTACGACTGCGGTTGAACAGATAAAATGTTCAAATATTCAGATCAAAACGCCCGAAACTGAAATCATAGTTCCCAAAGAATTGGTGCACTCAAAGGGTAAAAGGTATATGCGTTACGGGAAAATGGTTTATGGAAGGCGAAACCGCAATGCAGAACAAGTTGCCAAAAGATGGAGTATGTGGAAAACTCAACTCGAGTTGGGAATTTCTATGTCGGCAATCGCAAGGGCTTGGAATTGCGATCACTCCTCAATTCTGCACGCAAAAAAGAAAGGATTTAAGGCTTATGCAAAAAGCACTAACTGACACGGAAGACCTTTTTCAAGGTTATCGAAACAGCGACCCAGCCACAAGCAAAAGGGCTTATCTTAACACAAAGATTACTCATGGTTCGCACAGGCATCTGCTCTTAAGCGAGTACTATAAAACTTCGCTCGAGCAGGAGTTCCCAACACGGGGCCTTACTGATGAGGAGGCAGGTGAAAGGTCTGCCTTAATCAAGAAAACCAAATGCCCTTGGAAGCGATGTAGTGAATTAAGGAAGCTTGGGTATATAGTTCCCAACGGGCAGGAAAGAAAATCGAGTACAAACCAATACCAAATGGTCTGCATCATAACCATGGAAGGCATTCGGGCATTGGAAAGAATCGAGTTGACACGGAGATAAAAACCTGTAACTGCCAATCCAATGATCCTCATCGATGGGCAAGATCCAGCCGACTCAATAGCCGCAAGTTATTCAGTCAATATAGCCGATCAGATAGATACTTTAGAGGACATAGTGAAGGAAAGGCTTATTAGCCTTAAAAGTCAGAATCCTTCACTTAATCTTGATGAGTTAGCCAAGGTCACGGCTCAAATCATAGAGGAAACCATTCGAGTTGAAGGACAATCTTCATTCATAAAAACTAAGCGTAGCGATACTTTGGATGAGGCTTTGCTTGCCTTGGCAACCAATCGATCACCAGATAGTCTCACTACAATCGCAAAAAGGTACATTAACCCGCACACGGGAAAACCTTACACAAGAGCCGCACTTTCAGCCAGATTGACTGAACTTACCCAAAGGACAGGACTTGTTTTGCGAGTGCAGAGGAGTGAGCGAGTGCGTGAGATCTACAAGCAAAGAGCTTTGAAAGTTCATGAGCGACGACGGAGGGAATGTCCAAAGTGGGACAAAGAAGCGTGGATGAAAGGACTCAAAAAAAGGACTTGTCACAAGTGACTCGAGGCTCAAAAGTTGTCTGTGTGGATGATAAGTTTCCTACGGAGATACTTACTTTTTATAAGGGCTTGCCAATTAAAGATAAGGTCTATACAATCCGCGACATGGGAATAGGCGTGACTTTGCAAGGCGAACACGGGGAAGTTGTTGTGTACTTACAAGAACTGCACAACCCAAAGTCCTCAACGCCACCTTATCCAGAAAGAGGCTTTGCCCAATGGCGTTTTCGTGAGATCCAACCCGCTGAAGATTCAGAGCAGGTCGAAGAACTTGCAGAATCTTTCGCATAACCTACGGAGAAATCCCCTATGAGTATGGCCATAACACAAAGTGAAAAAAGCATCGGCATGGAACTTAAAAAGACCATTCGGACGCTGAATGAGAGCAGGGAACAGGCAGTTCGCAATATGGCAGAAACTATAAGCCTCGCCGCTGATGCAGGTGACATAATCTTGTCAGCAAAGACGGAAGGCCTCGATGTGGAAGGCATTCTTAAAGTTGCGGACGTAACTCAGGAACAGGCAAGAAGGCTTGAAAGGGTAGCAAAGGCAAGGCCGTCCTTGACTAACCCCGAACCAACTCACCTCAAACAGCTTGCCTTATGGTCAGGAATCTTGCCAGACCCCATTCAGAACGCAACGCCAACACGGAAGGAAACCCATTGGCTATCCTACATCTTTAAAGCCCAGCAGTGGTTGAGTCGCAAGAATCCAACCAATTGGTCTGAACAGCAAAAGAAGGACTTTGTGCGTGAGGTAAAGCCGTTGGTCGAGGCATGGGTAGAAGTGGGGGGTCGGTTAGACTAATAGGACAGGCCAGACCCCCTCCCCCTACTTTAAGCCCTGCACCAATGCGAAATCCTCAACATATAGATAGGAAGCCTTACCCGCACCCATCAGGCTATATGTCCCTAGTAAAGCCCCAAAGTGGTGCCCAAATAGGGCGAGGTGGTACTATGGGAGGGGGTGGGGGGGGCATATGGTTCCATAGAGCCTTACTACAGAAGCAATCTTACCTACAGGTAGGAAAGTTATCTGATAAGCAAGAAACTTTTAAGGACTTTAAAGAACTTTTGAGCCTGCAGAATAAAGTGCCTCACTTGCTTAAAAGTAAGTCTGAAGTTACTTATCCTGCAGTTCAAAGGCCTAAATGTCTGATAAAGAAGTCCTTGGCAAGTAAAAGTAAGGCTTGCTTCAAGAAACTTTTCTTACTTTCAGAAATCTTTTTCTCGACCCAAAAAAGAAAAAAGTGCTTTGAAGAAGTAAGGCAGGGCCCAATTACTTTTAACAGGTTTCCATGCCCAGACTGGCATAGAAACAGGTTCCGCGCGATGGATTTGTTCGCGAGTTAACTGAAAATCTGATAGGTTAACTTCAAGTGAATACGCAAAAAGCAGTCTTATTCTGGAGCAACTATCCCGAAAAGGGAGAATCTTTAGAAAACTGGAAAAATAAGCCTCTTCAATGGTCGCAACTTCATAAGCTCTCAATTTCAAGTTACGCAAAATTCTGTTCCGAAGCCACAATCTATACTTATCAAAAAGCAAGGCAACTTCCCTTTGAAAATGTGAAGGTTTGCGATGCATCAGAATTTTATCCAGTTGAAAAAGCCTTTAAAGCCTTATCGAGTGGACACAGTTTGGCTCATGTATCCGATATAGTTCGACTTCGAGCGGCTTCCGAAATTGAAGGAATTGTTTTGGATATGGATGCGGTTTTACTAAAGCCCCTTCCCGATATTCCGCTTTTCTTTTCAAGCATGCCAGCAAAGCTAACAGGCGGTTTTGCTCCAAAATGGGGAAAATCTCATCCTCCAATGTTTGTTCCAGATAAAAGCTGGGACGGCAAAGCACTTTCTGCTTTTCCAGTTAAAGTAGGGAAAGCAATTAAAGGCTCAATTGCAGTTCTTGTTTCTCGAATTGAAAAGAATTTAGATGCTCCACCGCAATCAGGAACTAAGGCGTGGAATTACATAATGTGGGAACTTAAGAGAATTGCAAGTTTTCATCCAACCTGCAAAGTATTTCCTCCAATAGCTTTTTGCCCAATTCCAGCTTGGTTAGGTTCTGGAAAATGCTACTCCCTACAAGTTCCAACTAAATTTGATGGGAAACAGGCTTTATTTGGATATGTCTTTCCCTCAACCGAGCAGATATTTTCTGAAAGTTACGCAATTCAGCACTTTTTTGAATCAAGTTTCAAGGAAAGTGCTAAAGCTGGAGAAAATTTTTGGCATCAGCTTCCAGATAATTGTTTGCTAGGAATGACTGCAACTCATGTCCTTGGAAGTAACTGGAAAAACTTTTTTTCGCTTCTGTTACACAAAGAAAATCCACCCGAAACACCTAAACCAAAGATAAAGGAACAACCAATGAAAGAAACAGCCAACTTCAAAAGCGAGCAGGTTAATATAAACACATTAAAGCCTCACCCCCGCAATTACAGGGCACACCCAGACGATCAGTTGAACCATATTATTGAAAGCATTAAAACAAATGGATTTTATCGGAATATTGTCGTTTCATCGGATGATATTATTTTAGCAGGTCACGGAGTAGTTTTAGCCGCTCGAAAAATGGGAATTGAGGAAATTCCAATTGTACGAGTCAAGTTTTCTTCAACAGATCCTAAAGCCTTAAAATTGCTTACTGGCGATAATGAAATTAGCAAATTGGGCGAAGTGGATGATCGCCTATTAACTGAACTCTTAAAGGAAATTAAAGATGCAGATGCCGAAGGGCTTCTCGGAACAGGATATGATGAAAAAATGTTGGCCAATCTTTTATTTATCACGAGGCCTGAAGGCGAGATCAAAAATTTTAGCGAAGCCGCTGAGTGGGTCGGAATGCCTGAGTATCAAGCGGAAAACGAGAATTATACAATTCACGTACAACTTGAAGATGAAAAGGCAAGAGATGACTTCTTAAAGTTTGTTGGAGTAAAGACAATTACCAAAACCTTGAGAAATGGTAAATATCTTTCCTTTTGGTGGCCCGACAAAGAACGCAACGATAGATCATCACTTCGATTTACAGATGAAGTATGAGCGAACTTCTAAATCCAAAATATCCAGTTTATGTGATCTCAAAAGGAAGATCATCCTGTTGCCTAACTGCTGATATTTTAGTAAAAGACGTAACTCCTTTTCGACTTGTGGTTGAGCCACAAGAAAAGCACCTTTATGCTGAAAAATATGGAGAGGAAAGGTTACTTGTCCTTCCTTTCAGCAATCTTGGACTAGGTTCAATTCCAGCCAGAAACTGGGTATGGGAACACTCGATAAGCGAAGGATTTGAAAAACATTGGATTCTTGACGATAATATGCGGAGATTTTACCGCAGGTATCAGGCAAAGAAAATTCCATGTAGGGCTGGTCTTGCTTTGCGAATGTGCGAGGACTTTTTTGACCGATACGAGAATGTTGGAATTGCAGGTCTAAATTATGAGTTTTTCTGTATCGAAAACAAGAAAATGCCTCCCTTCTTTCTAAACGCCCATGTTTATTCTTGTATCTGTATTCTGAATAAACTTCCTTTCAGATGGAGAGGGCGATATAATGAAGATACAGATTTATGCTTACAGGCACTTTCGCAAGATTGGTGCACAATGCTAGTAAATGCGTTCTCGGTAGCAAAAATGCAAACGATGGCGATGAAGGGAGGAAATACAGACGAACTTTATAAGGGTGATGGAAGATTAAAAATGGCAAGGTCTTTGGAGCGAATGTGGCCCGGTATTGTGAAAGTAGTAAGGCGATTTAAACGCCCTCAACATTTTGTGAATTGGAATATCTTCACTACAATGCCTATTCGAAAAAAGGAATTTCAATCAATTGACGAAAATATTGGTAAAATTAAGTTGAAACAATTGAAGGAAATTAAAAGCCATCAAATTAAGAAACTTGCAGACCAATATAACGAGAAACCGCAAAAATGATTCCGCAAAAAGTTCTTGCAGAAAAATGGGGAATATCACCAGCCGCAATCAGCAAAATGGTAAAGGCTGGAATGCCATTAACAAGTGAGGCTGAGGCAGAAACTTGGAAGATCATAAATACTAAAAAGCCAAGCAGGGCACCAAATATTCTGCGAAATGATCCGCATGTAGAAGATCCTAAAAGTCCAGATATTGTAGCCGCTTTATCTGGAGAGGATGCACAGGCAAGACTTAATCGGGCAAGAGCCGCTGAAAAAAGTGCTTTTTATCTTGTTGGTAAAGCCAGCCAAACCAAAAAGGATTCGGAAGGCAAAGAAATAAAAGACAATAATGGGAACGCAATTATTGACTTGAATATGCTTCGAGTTGCCCTTGCTGGGTGGAGGGAAGCCAAGGCTTGTGTTGACGAAGCCGAAGTTGCCTACGAAAAGCACTTGGAAAGAAGCAGGCAGGTTATTCGAGTAAATGAAGTAAGGGAAATGTGGGTAAAATATCTTGGAGGAATTTATGCTTTAATGAAGAATATGCCAGCTAGTACTGCTTCAAGGGCAAACCCATCTGATCCCGAATGTGCGAAAATTGCAATTCAAGAATCAGTAGATAGGATTTTTACAAGTATCAAGAAAGCGGAAGGAGTATTCTCGTGAAGTATAAATCCAGCTTTATGATAAGAAAACCGCTGAAACGCAAAACAAGACTTCGCCAAGTATCTAAAAAACGAGCAATACAGAATTCAGTATATCGGGTTTTGCGTGAAAGTTATTTGGTTGAAAATCCATTCTGTCATATTTGCGGTAAAAATTCTTGTGAAATTCACCACAAGAGGGGAAGGTTTGGTGAAAGGCTAAACGACACAAATTATTTTATGGCAGTATGCAGGGGTTGTCATCAATGGATTCACGCGAATCCTAAAGAAGCGTATGCCAAGGATTATCTTATAAAGCGATGACAATTAAAGAAATTCTTGATTTCAATAAAACTATAGTTCCTTCATTCGAGTCAATAGGAGTTCAAGAATGGGCTGAACATAACTTAATCTTATCGCCTCGAATCACAAATGTACCGGGTCCTTATAGCACGAGCCTTACTCCCTATGTTCGTGAACCACTTGAATGTTTTGCAAATGATAAAATAAGAAGGATTACTTTGGTTTGGGGTGCTCAAACCTCAAAGACAACTGCAATTCTTGTTGGATTGGCTTACAGGCTGGCACAATCGCCATGTCCAGCTTTATGGGTTATGCCTACTGAAAGCCTCGCAAGGTCTTTCAGCGAAACTCGCTGGCTTCCCATGATTGATGATTGTCCAGAGCTTGCCAAAGAAAAGCCCGATAATTCAGATAAAATTAAACTAATGGAACAGCATTTTAGGCGAATGAGTCTTTGGTTTGTAGGTTCCAATAGTCCCGCAAATCTTGCCAGTAGGTCTGTTTCCCTGCTTTGTTTGGATGAAGTGGATAAATATCCCGACCACGGCTTAAATAAAGAGGCTGGTGCCCTGCAATTAGCCGAAGCTCGAGTCGCTACTTATCCAAATCACTTTATTATTTCTACAAGCACTCCCACAAATGCAGATTCTACAATTTGGGCAGAATGGCTTAAAGGAGATATGCGGTTTTTCTTTGTGCCCTGCCCTTATTGTCTACATAAACAGAAACTTTTATTCGAGAATATCAAATGGAATGAATCTGCAAGGGTAGATGAGAACACTTGGGACTATCAGGAAGTTAAAAAATCTGCATACTATAAATGCATAAACTGCGGTGGAGAAATTCGGGATGGTCAAAAAACCTTAATGCTTCGAGGCGGTGAATGGATACCTACAAACCTTAAAGGCGAACCAGACAGGCGTTCATATCATCTAAATGGAATCTACGCACCATGGACTACTTTTGGCCAGATTGCAGTTAAGTTTCTGCAAGATAAAAATAGTATTTTAGGGCTACAGGACTTTGTGAATCGAATTCTTGCAGAACCATGGCTAGAACACGAGGTCAAGCAAGTAGAACTTCGATTGGGATCATACAAACTTGGAGACCTTCGAAACGACGAAATGCTTGTTATGAGCGTGGACGTACAGGAAGCGGGAGGATTCCATGTTTGGGCAGTTATTCGAGGATGGACAAAATCTGGGGAAACAAGGTTAATTTGGTGCGGAAGGCTTGAATCGTGGGGCGATGTGGCTGAACGAGTTTTTCATTTTAATATAAATCCTCGTGCAGTCTTTATTGATGCAGGAGATCAAACTAGGGACGTTTATAGGGTGTGTTGCGAAAATGGTTATATAGCCCTTATTGGAAGTGACCGCCCATCATTTAGTGAAATTGAGAATCATCAAAAAATTGAAAGGCCTTATGTAAGGAGTGCAAGCGGAGATCCATTTTCTGGAAAGGCTATCGGTTCAAGGGCTGGATGGAAATGGAAACTTTGTCCTGTTTGGAGATGGTCAAATCCAGCCATTAAAGAAATTTTACACAATTTTCTTAAAACAGATAACTTTATAGCCGTGGATACTCCGAATGTGTATAAAGATCATATTTCAGCCGAAGTTAAGGTAGCAATTAAGAATCCTACAACTGGAAAAAATAAATATGTCTGGAAGCAGGTTGGCAAACATAATCACTTGATGGATTGCGAATGCATGAATATTGTAGGAGCCGCTTTGCATGGCAGACTTAATCTGCAACCAGCCAAGTTGACAGATGAAGAAGACTATGGCTAGGGGAACTTTTGTTGGATTACCTCTTGCTACTTTAAATTCGCTTCAAACAAAATATATTGAGTGTCTTGAGGCAATTGCAGTAGCTGGTGTTTCGTATTCAATTTCTGGAAGATCTTTTACCAGAGCAAGCATGGCAGAAGTTAAGGATACTATTGAAGAACTTACCTATGCGATTAAACTTGCAAACGGCACCCGAACAATTACAACTTATGCCAAGTTTGGTCCATGAATAAAAAGGCAAAATTAAACCTTATAGATAGGGCGGTTGCGTTTATAAATCCGCAAGGTGCGGTAGAACGCTTGGTTGCTAGGCAGAAGCTTCATAATTTTTCTTATGATGCTGTAAAATATAGTCGTGAACGCAAAGGCCCGAGCAGTCTTTCGGGTGCAGAGGATTATAAGTCAAATTATGACCGAATAGAATTAATGAAGAGGGCTAGAGATCTAGCCGAAAATGTAGGTCTTATTCGGGCAATTCTAATGAAATTTGCAACCCATGTAGCTGGGTCAATTAGTTATCAGGCAAGATGTGCTAATCCAGCAGTAAATACTGCCGTTGAAGAATACTGGAATGAATGGTGGGACAATTGCGATATTAGCACTCGGCATACAGGCGGTATGTTAATGCAAATAGCGGTTATGTCGATGCTTCGGGATGGAGATTTTCTATTTGTCTTAGTTCGTGATGGAAATGGGAATCTTAAATTACAGGGAATTGAATCAGATCGGGTTGGAGATCCTTATAAGGTTTATATGGATAAAAGCCTGATTGGTGGAATCCATATTGATCAAAGCACGGGAGCACCTACGGCTTATGATATTTATTCAAGAAGCCTTGGGGATTTCTATACATATCAAATAACCGCAAATGCCTCCCAATGCTTCCATCTGTTTGATCCTCTTCGGGTAGATCAATATCGAGGAGTTTCTGCATTCCATACTGCAATTAACGATGCATTGGATATTCACGAGATTATCTCATTCGAGAAAATGGCTACAAAATATGCCAGTTCTCAGGCGGGAGTAATTAAAAGAAATAATAATAACGCATCTGACCTTTCCTCGTTATCCGTTGATTCAGATTTAAGCGGGAATACAATTAAACTTGAAACAATTGAGTCGGGCAAGATTTCTTATCTAGAACCGGGCGAGGACATAATTTTCCCAAATGGTCCAAGCAGACCAAGCGGTGCGTTTGCAGAATTCCACAAAGTGCTTTTAAGGAATATCTGCTTGGGTCTTGGAATTCCCTATTCTTTTGCTGTTGATCCTTCCTCAATGTCGGGGCCTACTGCTAGATTGGAAATGCAACAGGCTGGAAGAACTTTTAAGCGCTATCAAACAATCTTGAATGATAAAGTTCTTAAACCAATTAAAAATATTGTAATTGCTGATGCGGTATCAAGAGGCCTTATTTCACCTAGCGAGGGAACTAAAACCACTAAAGGAATTTTTAATTTTGGCGCGAATGTATCCATTGACCTTGGCAGGGAATCTTCATCGGCTATTGCAGAATTTAAGGCTGGCTTAAGAACTGCACATGATATTTATGCAGAGCGTGGCGGTGATGCTGAAAGTGCTATGCGTATTCGGGCACAGGAAGCAAAATTGATTCAAGACCTTGCCAAAGAATACGGAGTACAACCAAATACAATTTCAGAAATTGCAATTATTCCAGCTGGTGCAGATACAATTACCGAAGCAAATAAAATGGGTGAAACACCTCAAAATAAATTGCCCATGCCGTCCGAAGATGAGGCAAAAGAGGAAAGTGAATCCGAGAGTGAAAATGAAGAATCATCCACTAATGAACCATCGGAAACAGAGGATTCAGAGGATCTTAAAAAAAAACAAGCTGAAACTGCTTTAGCGTCATTGGATAAAGCATCTATCAAGATGCTAATTGCTGGGATGATGGGTGGAATTGAGTTAGCTAAATATGATGGAATTAATTTTACACCCCCACAGGGTGCTAGAGAAGCGGCTCGTAGAGCTTTAGAGGTAAGAAAAACTAAGCCAGCCTCACAACGGGGAATGACTCCTGTTGGAATTGCAAGAGCTAGAGATTTAATTAATGGAGTAAAATTATCTCCAGATACTGTTCGCAGAATGAAGGCATTTTTTGATCGCCATGAAATTGATAAACAAGGAAAAGGCTGGGGTGAACAAGGAAAGGGCTGGCAAGCGTGGAATGGATGGGGTGGAGATGCTGGATATTCATGGGCTAAGAAAATAGTTCGCCAAATGGAGGCAAAAGATAAAAAGGAACTTGCCGAACCAGATATTTGCCCAAAACCTACACAAGATATTAAATTAAATTTAGCAAATCGGCAAACTGCAGTAAATGATGCTAATTATGGACCAGCAAATCCAAATGAGCCAAATAATGATTATTGGAAAGCAAAGGCGAATGAGTTTCAAGGCGATGTGGAAACTGCTAAAAAGATGCTTTGCGGAAATTGTGCCGCTTTTAATCAGAAAAAGAAAATATTAGACTGCATTAAGGGAGGAATTGGCGAGGATGCAAATGAAGTAGCAATTGGAGGCAATCTAGGATATTGCGAAATTTTTGACTTTAAATGTGCGGCCAAAAGGACTTGCGATGCGTGGATTGTAGGCGGTCCAATTACTGATAAAAAATAGAATCCTTGACACTTTTATTTTGATATGCCACTTCCCGTTCCTAGTGCATCCGAATCGGAGGCAGATTTTGTGTCCAGATTTATGGGCGATGAACAAGCTATAGCAGATTTTCCAGATGAAAAGCAAAGAGCCGCAGTGGCTTACAAACAATATCAAGACGAGGAGATGGAAGAAATGCAATTACCTTCAGTTTCAATTCTAGAGGAAGGCGAGGCCAAGGGGCATGACCTTTTTGTAGATAAAACTAGCCTTGAGCGTGCCCTTGAAATTATGAGCGAAGCCAAAAATGGCGTTAAAGTAAAAATGAATCACGGGTCAGGACTTGATGCCGTTGTCGGATTTGCTCGGAACCCACGAATTGAGGGAAATAGGCTTATTGCAGATTTGAAACTTTTAAGAAATTCACCCCACTATGGGTTAATCAAGGAAATGGCTTCCGAAGCCCCTGACCAATTCGGAATCTCATTAGCTTTTGTAAATGAATCAGAAACTATCAACGGGAAAGATTATATTCGCCCACAAAGTATTGCATCAGCTGATTTGGTATCTAGCCCAGCGGCTACAAATGGACTCTTCGAGGAAATGCTTGCATTCATGGAAAAAGTTAAACGCTTTGATTGCGGGACTGGAGCAGGTGGTTTTAAGCCTGGAAATTCCTGTGCTTCGGGAGGTGGTGGAGGAGGAGGGGAAAGCGGAGCGGTATCGAAAGCGGGTGATGAAGAAAATAAGAGTGTATATTCAAGAGAACGAACAGAAGGAAGATCAGAATCAGATAATGCGCCTAAATCCAAAATGCCAAAAATAGTTCAAGATGCTGGGCCTAGTGATAAAGCACGAGATCAAAAACTTCCAGAAAATATTAAAACAAATACTGCAAGTCTCTTCAAAAAAATTAAAAGGGAAGGTCAAGCGGTAGATAAAATCGAGGTATCTCCAAAAGATGC